TACGTTCAAGTTACCGCTTACATTTAATCCTGTTAAATTACCTAAACTTGTAATATTAGGTTGGTTGCTAGTTAAAACTCTACCCTCAATATTACCTTTAAAAACATTCGCCCTAATATTTCCTAAGCGGTTAGGTACGATAATTTCATTTGTTGAGCTTCCTACATTTGAAACTGCTATAAATTCTTGATCCTGTGTTTTCCAACCAAAGAATTGATTTTCGGGAGCAGTTCCATCTGGTAAATAGTTTTGTAATAGTAAACCTCTATCTTTACCGTCATATACTTCTGCATTAGCACCATTTGTACTACCACCAATTGGTATTATAGGATCTTTAATAGCAACAGTGTCAACATTAACATATTTTGTGTTACCGTTAACTGTAAGATTTCCTGTTATATTGACATCACCTGTAGTATTTGTTACTCCACTTACATTTAAATTGGTTGTTGTTACGTTACCATTTGATCTAATGTTGTTAGTAACCAATGTGTCGCTATCGTTTTTGATAGGTAGATCACCTAAGTATACGCCGTCATTAGATAACCATAAATTGCTCCAGCGATTTTCTTGATTACCGATTACATAGGTATTACTAATATTAGGTATTAAATTAGAACTTATTGTGCTAGCAATACTTAAATTACCTACTTGCAAGTTGCCTGAAACTGATAATTCGCTAGCAGATAGTGATGCACCTACTGATAAATTGCTAGACAAAACAACTTGGTTAGCAGTTATAATGTCAGCAGTTACATTGCCTGTTGCAGATAGATTTCCTGTAATTGATGTTTCACCTGCTGATAGATTAGCAGAGAAAGAGCCTGTATTCGCAGCAATGTTATTGCTTATGTTTAAATTATTACCAGAATAGTTATTGGCAACTACATTACCTAAAATAGATAGGTTACCAGTTAATTCTTGGTTTAGACCACTTATATTTTGACTGACAGTTAAATTGGTAGAATTAATTGTATTACCAGTTATTGAATTACTGGTTATGTTATTACCATTAATGTTAGCAAAATTTGCTGTGTTACCTGTAATACTATCTGTGTTTATAAATGTATTAACAGTTAAGTTACCTAAATTACCTAATTGTATAATGTTAGGCTGGTTAGGAGTTTGTATTGTACCAATTATTGTTTCTGTTGCAATAGATTGTGACGCACTTATATTCTGTGTTTGAATGTTACCTCTTACTTCTAATACATTTAAATTTTTGTTAAATGTAAATGAATCAGTAGCATCTGCTGTTCCAGTGTTATTAAAAATAACAGAGGTATTAATCCCAGGAACTGTTAAATTACCTGAAATATTACCTATAAAGTTACCTAAAAAGAATTGTGCTGAAACGTTGCCGATTGATGTTATATTTCCAGCTAAAATTGCATTGGCAACGTTTAATGTATTTGATATTGGATTAAAAGTCAGTGCATCTGTAGCACCAAAATCACCATTTAGATTATATTGTAATTGATATGTAGTTCCTGCTGGCTGAGCAAAATCAACAGGGGCGCCGTTAGCGTAACGGTAGTCATCTGTAAATATAGAACCTGTTACAACATTACCAGATAATAACGCATTACCTGTGGTAATATCGCCATTCGCTAAAATAACTTCTGTTGGAGTTTCCCCTACCGAAAAACCTGCAACCGAGTTAAGGGCTTTAATTGACATTCTTTTTATTATCCTTCTTTAACTGTAGTCACCATAATCTTATAGGTGATCTGATTAGAAGTCATTGGGCTTACAGTCAGTATTACGTTACCTGTTTCGTTTTTGATTCTAACATCACATACTCCACCGTTTATATCAATTGTACCATATTCGAAATACTCAACAGTGTCACCTAAAACACCTGCAATTAATTTACTAGTTTGTCTTGTGTTGGCAGTTGCATCAGTTGCAACAACCACATAATCAATTGAAGATACTGTGCTAGCAGCTATTGTATGTAGGGGCTGTTCTGGTGTACTACTATTTGTTGTTGCGTTAAACACTATGGCTTTGCTAAATTCTAGAGGTCCTACCCCCATTGTGATACTATTTGTTACTAGATTACCATTTAAATTTAAGACAGCATTTGCATAATCAAACTTAAAATTATCATCTGAAAAAATAATTCCAGCTTTGTTATACACAATGCCTGTGTTTGGACCTACAACTGCAAAATCACCTATAATGTTTCCTTGAACATTTCCTACAAAATTATCCGCACTTATTGTTCCACTTGTAACAAGATTACCAGATATACTAACATTTGTAAAAGTTGCATTTACTGCGCTAAGATTACCGTTTGCTGTTATGAATGGTTGAGGAGGTATACTATATGTATATCCGCCTGCCGAGTTAAATGGTTCTGCTGCCATGAGTTCTTCCGTAAAAAATGTACTAATATACTTTATTTATCTCTATTTTGGCTTTATAAGTTACGCAACATAACAAAAAAGCAGACCGAAGTCTGCTTCCTTGTTCTTCCCATCCCGTTTGAGAATAAAAGATTATTGGAATGTTAGGTTCTGAACTGCGATTTCACCAACATAGTCAGCCGCGTTACCGAAGCTTGATGCAGTGTTAGTTAATTCGATATAACCATAACGAGTCATAAAGCTAACTACTGGCTCAAATGTTGATGGATCTAGAACAACACCAGAACTCATTAGAGGGATGTATGGGCAATAGAATGCTGCTGCATCTGTCTCTGATGAACCCTTATAACCAACTAGAACTGGAGTTGTGTCAGGAGCATAGCTGTCAACGAACACACGCATTGCACCATTCAATGTACCAACAAACTTAGTATTTGTAGGTGCTTCGAATGTACCTTCTGTTGTACGTGCGAATGCTGATGTTGTAGCTGACTGTAGAACAGTCAATGCTGCTGAAGATACAACTGCCCAGTTACCAGCGCCACGACGAGTGCGCTGAGCGATTAAGTTAGCAACACGATTGATTAGAACAGCTAAAGCAGCATGTTCGTCACCAACGTAAGTAGCTGTACCGCTTACTGTAGCTTGGTTGAATGTAAATTCAGTTGTTGCTAATGTACGTAGTGATAGCAAGATTTCCTGATCGATTTCAGCAGTAATTTCTTGTGCTAACGCTGCCATAATTTCTGCTTCAACGTCAATACCATGCTGGCTTTGAGCGTCTTGTGCAGCTTCGAATGTCCAACGAGCTTGTAGCTTACGTGACTTAGCTTCAACAGCCTGACGTAAGATTTGTACGCTGATTTGCTTACCGCCATTACCTTCTAAAGCAGCAGTATCATTACCAGTGTAACCACTTGTTGATGCATCACCTGACTTAGCACGTGAATATGCTTGAGCAATCTTGAATGGTGATAATGCTTCTTCACCTGCAACAACGCTTGTACCTGCTGCGCTGTTGTCTGTTAAGCTATTTGCATAACGTACACGTAGTGTATGGATTTGGCCAACTGGACCAGTCATTGGCTGAACGCCAACTAGTTCATTAGCGATAACAGTTGGCATCACACGACGGATAACCGGTAGAATTACACGGTTTAGTGTAGCGATGTTACCAGCTGTAGTTGTACCTGCTGAACTTTCAGCAAGTAGTTGCTTACGGGTATTTTCTAAAAGAACACCCATTGTTGAACGACGATTACCTTTTAAGCCTTCTAACAGAGCTTCTTTGGTCTCATCCCAACGATTTTCTAAGAGTACTTTTGACATAATTTTATTTCTCCTAATTGTATGTCTATATTAAAGCCCTGCCAAACGCTTAATGTCGATAACGTTATCACGCTCTGTGCGATCATCATCGAATTTAGGTTTGATTGCAGCTTTATCACCAGTTACTTCCTTAACTGACTCAGTTAAAACAGGTTTTTTGCTTGTTGTTTTGTCTGTTCCGTTATTAAGTACTGCTGGTAGATACTTGTCGAAAGCGGCCTGTAAACGTTGTGTTTGTACGCTTTCTAGTAAGTTTCTCATTAATTCAGCTTTTTCTTCATTTAATGGACTTAGTAAATCTGCCATAGTCTTTTCACGAAGGTTGCTTTCTTTAATGATACGAACTTCACGTTCTTTACTCTCAACTAAGACTCTTGCCTTGTTGATTTGTTCGATGGACTCAGCTAGTTGATAATCTTTTTCTTCTAATGCAGCGATTAACTTACGTGTTTCAGCTTTCTCATTTAAATGAGTTACGCTAAACTCGCTTGCATATGCTTCAAAGATTTTACGTCCAAATGCATTTTCACGTGCAATTTGGATGTCTTCTTTCAACTGACCAATTTCACCCTTAAGTTGTGATGTAACAGCATAGTTGATACGCTTTGCGCTTTCGGCAACGAACTTTTGCTTCAATGCCACTAATTGCTTGCGACCTTCTGCAACTAACTTAACCTTAGCTTCAACAACTGCTTGCTTGTCTTGTGCGAATTCTTTAATTTCACGTGCAAGAGCATGAACGATGAACTGTTCAAGCTTTTGTTGACTTTCTTTTTGTATTTGGCGATCACCACGTAGTTCTTTGATTTCTTCTGCTAATTTTGTTACCATAAAATCATTGAACTTACTTGCGTTTTCACGTAGCTTTAATTGTGCCTTAACACGGTCTTCGTTCATTGCTTGTCTATCATTATGAAATTCTGCAATTTCTTGTGATAAACTCTCTGTCATCATGTTGTCAAGGGCTTCCACCATTACATTTTTGTCATGTTCATAACGTTGTGCGAATTCCTCACGCAATTCTGCACGGACTTGTTCTTTGGCTTCATTCAACTTGTATTCCCATGCCTCATTAATAGCTTGGCTGGTTTCCTCATTAATGATACCACTCTCAAGTAATGGTTTGATAGCATCTAACATGCTTAAACTCCCTTATATCTTGAGGTCCTTGATAAGACGAACCACTTCGTCCTTCAGGTATCTCTGTACTTTCTTGTCGTTTTGTGCGTCTTTTGCTATTTCTAGTAACTTATGACCATGCTTCATATTCATCATGCCTTCATAAATTGCTTTTGGATAAGCATTAGGCGCACTAGGCTGTGCGACAATATCCACAGTGACTATTTCAAAGTCACTAACCTTACCTGTACCATCGTCCACGTTTCCGCTTCCTCTGCTACTAACTCCTAACTTCACTCCAGCTTCCAACATACTTGAAATAAGTTGTCCCATTGGAGTTGGTAAAATTTTAAGTTTACCGAAACCATTAGGACCGTCCATCCACATGTTTGTAATCATGTGACTAACACGGTCTAAATTAATTTTTAAATCGTCTGGGTGGTCAACCTCGCCTAAAACGCTGTTGCCTTCAAGAATTTGTTCATTTAGAGTTTGCACAGCATTTTCAATTTCATTAACAGGGTAAATACGCTCATTTGCGTTCTTTACCCCGCCCTGAATGAAAATACCCTTCATGTAGAGAGACTTTTTATTCTCTCCATCTGCGATACTTTCAACGACCATGTTAGCACGGTCGAATGTTAAGTTTTCCCTAAGATACAAAGCCATTTGCTTTAGAGTTCCTTACTTCTTTGCTTTTCTTGATTCGCCAACAACACTCTTGTTGTTTTGGCCTGAACTACCTTCACCGTGTTTTGGCTTAGGAGCTGCTTCACCCTTTTCACTAAAGTTCTTGCCACCAGGTGCATTCTTGTAGTTACCAGGGATTGTCTTCTCACTTGGATTTAAAAGACCACCTTGTGTACCACCTTTACCTGCTTCGTGACCACTGAACTTAACAGGACTTGCACCAGTTTGTGTTACCTTTGGCTTTGTCAAAGCAACACTTCTAGTATTGTCACCGTCGTCACCACCTATTTTGCTGTCGTATAGACCAGGAACTTTTTTCAATTGAACAGATTCTTCTAGATTTTCTTCTTCCTCTAGTTCTTCTGATTCTTCAACTGATTCTTCTCCTTCTGGGTCATGAGAACCTTCCATCATTTCTTCATCGCCCATGTTGTTCATTTCTTCATCGCCCATGCCACCTTCTTGACCCATTAGTTCTTCGAACTCAGCCATTAGCATGTCTAACTTATCTTCTAGATCAACAACACGGTCCTCTAAATCTTCTTCATCGTCGCCGACGTCCATATCCATGTCATCGTCGCCCATACCATCTTCGTCATCAACGTCAATGTCGGCAAACTCATCATCTTCTTCGGTCATACCTGATTCTTCGCTATCAACTTCGGCTCCAATTTCGCCTAGCAAATCACCTGCTTCACCGGACATTACGTCACCTTCTTGATACATCATTGACTCATATATTTCACGACTCTTTTCTACTACGATATCGTGAAATAATGCACGTGCTTTATCTTCTTCCTCATTGATAATCAAATCAATAAGTTGTTCAAATTTTCTGTTATCCATTATTCAATTCTCCTATAGAAATGGCTTTGTAAATTTATTTAGCGAGTAGTACTAAAAACAGCTCAAAATGTGCTATTTTTTTGCGTTTTTGTGAAAAAAGTTGGATTAAATTGGTGCCGCAGCTTGCTCAGCTGGTTTATATTGATTTCTTACTTTTTTAAGTTTCTGCGCTCTTTCGTAATTTCTAACATCATTCATCTTACGTAGTTTACGAATTTGGCGTAATGTGAGTTTAGTTTTACGACTTTCTTTCCAACGTGGTTTGCTGTTGTCATCTTTAACATCCTGATAACCATCAATAGGTTTGTCGAAAACTTCAAATAATTTCATAGATGTATTTATCTTACATAGCGCCTGGCGGAGCCATTGGTGGTGCCATTGCAGGCGCTGATTGAGGACCCATAACGCCCGGTGCTACTTCAGGTGGTTGACCCATATCTTCACCTGCCTCCATGCCTTCAGCACTTTCTAGGTCAGTATCTATATCACCTGCACTAACCCCAATATTACGTAGGTCTCCACCTTGTGGTTCCATATCATCAGGTTTTTCTCTTTCTTCTTCCCACATTTTTTCGTTTTCTTTTAGTTCTTCTTCGGTTAAACCTAAGAAACGCTTCAATGCGAATCGTTTACTGATGTATGGGAAAGCTTCCATACTAGCAAATGTTGTTACTCTTGCTGTATCAAGTTCACTTTGACGATATGCTGCAAAGTTTTGTGGTTCATTGAATCTTAAGTCAAACAGACTAGAATCAATATTAAAGCCTCTCCAACGTAAGAAAAGCTTAAATTCGTTGTCTAGTTGTTGACTAACGGACTTTTGTAATCTCTTGCAATATTCGTTGAATCTGAATTCCTGAATCATTGCAGTACCTACACGACCGTCGTTTAATGGAGTTTGACCATCATCGGGCCCAGTAGGTAAATAGCTGCTTGGAACACGTAAACCACGTGCTAGTCTATTATTAAAGTACTTTAGGTCATCAATCTCACCTAAGTTTTGTCCACCTTGTAGTATTTCTACGCTTGATCCACGACCGTCAGCAGTAACAGGGAAGAAGTAATCTTCGTTGATACTCAATGGATTGTATGTAGCATCCATTGTGCCACCACCGCCACCTACTGTTGGTATTCTACGCTGATGTATCTCATTCTTAACACGGTCAACGAAAGCCATAGCCATATGACTTGGCATGTTGCCTACGTCAATCTTGAACATTCTACGTTCTGGAGCACGTGAAATACGATAGATAAGAATCGCATCTTCGAGCAATTCTTTTTGCTTGTAAACCTTAAATATATTTTCTAAAATACTTTGACCAAAAGGCCAATATCTGTCTAACCCCTCCGTTAGACTTAGATGAACAATGTGTTTAGCATCTATTGCGGATTCATTTTGTCCTAAACTAAATCTGCTACCTGTAGTACCATATGGTTCATTTGGAACTGTGTAACTATATGGTGCACTGTATCCTGCTGTGGGTGGCTGTGCCTGAAAGTCTGTAGTAGTTTTAGCTGCTACCGTAAGGTTCTGTAAATTTATGTTAATGTCTTTAATTACGTATTGTTCAGGTTCTTTACCAGCACTTTCGTTGACAATTACTTTGCCAACTTTTGTCATATCTACCCAATATAACTTAAAGTTTTCTGGGTCACGAATAAAGACTTGATCACCGTACTTTACTGTGTTTCTAAAGATTTTAAACATACGGTTATCAAACTCATTAAGTTTGCACCATTGTTGCAATTGTTTTTTGATTAGTTCTACTTCGTGTTCAGTTGGATCATCTTTAAAATCTATGTGAAAAGGCGTATTATTTTGGTCATTTAATTGTGTGCTAAACTCAGCAATAATGTCTAAGCAAGCATTAACTTCAGCATCTACATCCATCATTTCATACTGGTTATAACGTTCAATACGATTAGGATGCCCAGTATAAACTTCTGGTAATCTGCTTAGATAGTTTTTATATCCGAACTCTTGATTGTTCCAGCCGCCTGTAGGGCTGTTCCAATTATCAGGATTACTATTAAAACCAGAAATGGGGCTTAATGCCCCTGTGGTATTAACAGCCATAAAACGCTTTTTATATTTCATACTTGTATTTAGTGTTTAGTTGCGTAGGTACATTTTTAGATCATTATGAATGGAATTACTGCGATCTACGCTGGAAATCATAGATTCCAACTTGTTTACTAATTCTTCTGCTAATGAAATGTCTACTGTATCCTCTTGATTTTCTTTATAAAATTCATCTAAGTTTACTATTTTTGCCTTAATGTTATTAGTTATCTCAGTAAAATCAACTGTAGTATCTTTAGCTTTTAGGTCAACTTTATTGGTCTTTTCTTGTAGTTTTTGACGCATTTCATTAGCTCTTTCGGCTAGTTCATCAAACTTTTTCTTATGATCAATCTTAAGATTTTTATCATTAACCTCTACTTGAATTGGTTTTCCGTTGAATGGGACGATTGCTTCTTTGCCATGTAGCGTAACATCATATCCAGATTCTGGACCGTAACCTACGCCGCTTATGCCACCTCTTTTAAACTGAGGGTAGATGTGTTTTGTTCCTTTAACTAAACTGCCTCCCTCTTTAGGCATACCGCTAAAGTGCATAGGATCTTTCCACTTACCTCCCCAATCTTTACCCCAACCTAAACCATACTTTTTCGCTAGCTGAGAAAAATATGCTGGCATGTCAGTTTTAACTGGACCTTCACCACCAGTGTCCATATTACCCCAATTTTCTTTAGCATTAACATCAATTGCTATACCAAAGGCATGTGCGCTATAAGGACCCCCACGAACCGTATTATGTTTTCTATAACCGCTTAACGTTTTTACCTTATATCCCCTCGCTTCCATTTCATCAATTAATCCTTGGAATTGTTTTTGAAATCTAGCATCTACATAGTCTACGTTACTATCTTTTCCTTTGACAGGTGCTAGTTCAGGATATATTGTTCTGTCATCATCTTCACCGCTCTCCATTTTGGGAGGCTTATAAGGTCGTCTTTTACCGTCGTCTTTTTTATCTTCTCTTACAGGTTCAGTTTTTTTATCAGTTTTAGTTCTTTGTTTGCTTTCCTTTTCTACTCTACGACTTTGGTCAGCTAGTTTTTTTCTATCTCTTTCGAGTTCTTCTTTGGTTCTTTTTTCTTCTAATTCTTTTTCTTTGCGTTTTAATATTTCAATTTCTCTTTGTTTACGCTCAATCAGTATTTCGTTATTTCTTTGTGCTTCTTTTGCGAGATCACTTGTTGGGTCTTTTTGAACGTCTGCGTCTAACTTAACTTTTCTGTCTTGTGCTTCTTTCAATTCAGTTTCACTGAGTTTAATTGATTTACCTATATTTTCTCTATCTTTTATTTGTTTGGATATCTCATTAATTTTTCCATCTAAATCTTTTTTAGTTTCTCCTAATTCATCATTACTGCTTAAAATAGTTTCTAACTCTTTTAATGATTCTTCTAATTTTCCGCTAACTGGTAACATAAGTGCTAATTTAATAGTACCTCTTGCTGTTTGCTTTACTATTTCTATTAATCCAAGTATAGCACTAACACCAGTACCAAATAACATTTGACTTAGCTTATCATTTAAATGGCTGGCTTGTCTCTCTAAGTTTATTGTTGCATTTTGATTCGTTTTAATATCATCATTACGTTTACTAGCCTCCTCTATCATTTTGTCAACATCTTCTTTGCCTCTGATGTCTACTAACCTAGCTGCTCCTGCAATGGTATCACCTGATGATGACATTCTATCCCTAAATTCATCACTGAAGGTTAATGCTTCTCTATTGCCTTGTACAAATTGTTGTTCTGCTTTTGCTATTTTTCTTGCGAGTTCAACTTCATCCATTGTTCCAGCTTCTACGTCACGAACCCATTTTGCAATTTGTCCTTGAGTTTTAAACAATAGCATTTCACCTTCTTTGGTAGTAGCTGTACCATTAGCTACAAAATCTCTTAATCCTGAACTAAAATCCTCACCTAAATTCAATCCAACAATAGCTCCTGCCTTATCAAATGCATCAATAGCTTTTTGATTACCTTTGGCTGTAAGTTCCTGAATTTTTAATGCATACCTAATATCTTTACGATTTTTGGCTATTTCTTGAGCAACTTTGTCTCTTGATTCACCTGTTAATGAACTCAACTTCGTTAAAGATTTTGCATATTCTAATGAACTTTCACGCAACAAATTATCATTTGATGTAAGTTGTAATCCTACTGTAGCTTGATTTTTAATATATTCTAATTGAATTTTGTTTACTTCTTTTGGACCTAAACCTAACTTTAGAAAACTTTCTTGCGCTCCCTTTAGTTGAGTAATGTTAAAAACACTGGCTAATCTATCTAGCCCCTTAGCCGATGTTTCTCCTAATGACGTAAGAGTCGTGCCTGAATCTTTTACTAGCTTGTAAAACTCTTTTGAATTAGCAAGTGTATATCCTGCTTGGTGCATCAAATCAATAACTTGATCTGTAGTTCTACTTGCTGTTACTCCTAATGCCGATACGCTATCGTAAAATTGAGTTAAACTTTCACCAAACTGTGTTACTGACTTTAAGCTTGCCTCAAAACCTTTTATTACTCCCTTAAATGCTACTCCATATTTTCCAAAAAATGCACTAAATCTTTGTATGGAATTTGAAGTAGCTGTAATTGCACCATCAAATTTTTTAAAATCACTGTTTACATCACTTATACTAGAGGCAGTTGATTTGAGCGTGGTGGCAAATGTTTGTAAAGAGAGTTTTACTGCGTTTGTTCCTGTCGCAGCAGTTTTAGCAGCAGATGCAATATCTGTACTAGCAGAACCTAACGATCTAGCTAGATTAGATAATTCTCTATTAATTTCCTCTGGAGTTGCCATATATTATCTTCTACTCTTTAATAAAGTGTTATATTGAGTATCGACGTTTTCATTCATCTTACTAGCTAGAACATCCATTTTTTCTACAATAACCGATAATATATCATTAATATTATTGGTTTTTGTTTGAGATTTTTCAGGCATTTTGATAGTATTATCAATTGATTTTTTCAACGTTTCTGTGTAGTTACCCATAATACCATTCATACTGTCGGTATCTCTTAATATGTTTTTGCTATTAATTTCGAAATCGGCAGGAACAGCATCTATTTTCATGTTTTGCATAGCATTTTGAAGTGATGCAAACATATCAGTATTATTACCGGTACCAGGCTTTGCCGACATTAATTTTGATAATAAATCTTCAGACAAAGAAACGTCGGCTGGTAAATTAATACCGTTAGGTAAAGGTATTTTAGCATTTCCACCTAAGTTACCAATAAGACTTTTTGCGTTATTTGGATTTTGTGCAATACCTCCTCGCATAAATTTTTGTGTTGATTGTTGATTACGATCGGAAGAGGATGAATTTGTTCTCGGTTGTTCTGTATTATTTACAGTACTAGTAGTTGTTCTTGCGGTACTCTGTGGTGGTCCAACTGTATTTGCAGTAGACGTTTCTGCTGATGGTTGGCTTTTATCTGCTGCCCTATTTGCAGCTTCTTCTTTTGTTTTACCTTCTCTTAAATTTTTCTCTCTTTCTTCTAACGCTTTTTTGTAACCTTCGGTACCTAAAAGTTTTTCTAATTGTTGCGTTGTTCCTCTATATGTTTCTTCTGCTTGAAGATAGTTGTATCTTTCTTTAACCAAAGATGGATTCTTAAGTAAGGCTGTAACTGAATTTGGATCTTCAAATTTTGATTTAGGTGATGTTCCTTTTTCTTTAAATAATTTTTCTATGCGAATCATTTCTTTATTTGATTCGATCTGTTGATCAAGTAATTCCTCAATAGAATCAAATGCAAATGGCATAGTAGGATCTACTTTAGACTTGTCACCTAAATTTTTAGCCAATCCAATAAAATTTATAAACTTTGTTATACCTTTGGTTAATGCCTGCAATGAATAAATTAATCCTTTGAATGCGGCATGTACAGGCCCAGAAATTAGTTTTATAAATTCATCAAATGCTCTAGTTAATTGAGTAGTTGCATCTTGAATTGCAACTTGACCATCTTTTATTTCATCCTTTCTATCTTTAGCATTTTTAACATCATCTTTAACTTGTTGTGAAGTATTGTCACCGATAGTTTTAGACAGTGATTCTAATGTTTTTGATGACACCATAAAGGTATTACTCATACCTTGTGCATCTAATTGAAATCCTTTTCCTAATTTTTCGAATGTGGCTTTATTTGCTTGTTGGAATCTTCTTCTAAATTCATCTTCTTTAATCATTCCTTTTTCGAATGATTGCACTGTTTCTACAAAATCTAAACCAGCCTGACTAAATCGCTGTTGTAGTGCGGCAGCGGCAGGACCAACAGCGGCTCCTTTGGAAACAACTTCCATAACCGCTTTTCTTGATGCATCATCGACTTGTCCTGCTAGTTCAACACCTCTTTGGATATTCAACTTAAGTTGTTGACCATTCTTTTGTTGCATTCTTTCTTGCAACGCTAGATTATATCCAATATCCTTTAAATCGTTCTCTTGTCTTTTCTTAATTTCATCAATGTTTTCACCAGTCAATGCACTTAATTCAACAAGGTTTCGAATGTAAGACAGAGATTCTTTTCTAAGAGTTTCGTTATCTTTATATCTACGACCACCTAATTTAATTTCATTAGCAAGATATGAAGCTTGTAGTTGAGCTACCTTTTTTTGACTAAAACCTAAGCGTGTGAATTCTTCCCTAACAACAGGTTCCATCTCAACGATTTTCATGAAGTTTTTAATACCAACTCCGGCCGTCGTGCCCAATCCTGTAACGTTACTACCAAACTCACTAACTACGTCTACGAGTTGGGTAAATGCACCGTCGCTGACGGTCCACTTCATTTCAAGTGCTAAATCTCTTAAGCCTTCGGTGCTAAATGCAGTAGCACCCCCCATCTCTGCTAATTTGTCGTACCCTTGAATAAGGGTATCATCTGTTTTTAAAACCTGCCCTACAAGTTTACCTACAGTTTTTATTAATAACCCTGCAACTATACCAAAGGGTCCTAATAAACTGACCAAAGAACCTACGCCCGAAGCCGCATCATCAATAGCAGATCCATATTTTGCCATCCCCCCCGAATTATCAGTTAAGGTCCTTGAAAAGGATATAGCACTTCCGGCTAATTGCTCAACTCCGGCTTTCGCTCTTTCTATCCTGTCTCTTTTTTCTGCCTCTGCTTCTACTGCCCTACGTAGGGCGTTGGCAGCTTCTCTAGCCGCTCGGGAAGCGTCTTCGCTTTTTTCTCTTAAGTCATCAGGAATATCAGCCATGGATTTTTTGTCACTAAATATTTGACTATTATATTTAGTCAGAAAAAAATACACCGTTTTAGGAGAGTAAATGAACAGCATTGAACACAACCCACTTAAGCAATACTTTCGCAGACCAGGAATCTATTTAAAATTACCAACTCAAGGAAAAGGATATAGTCCTGACGTTTTGGTTATGACAGAAACAGGTGAACTACCAGTTTATCCTATGACTGCTATTGATGAGATAACCAGTAAAACACCTGACGCATTATATAATGGATCTGCGGTAGCAGAGATAATACGTAGTTGCGTACCTAGTATCAAAGACCCATGGGCTATAAGCAGTGTTGATTTAGATGCTATATTGGTCGCAATCAAAATAGCTACAAATGGCAATGATATGGATCTAGAAACCACGTGCCCAAGTTGTAATGAAGATACTAAGTTTGGCTTAAATTTAAGTTTTGTACTTAATAACTTTGCACCAGGAGATTATGATAAACCATTAATGATTGATAATTTGCGAATTAAGTTTAGACCATTATCATACAAAGAACTAACTAGTAGCACTGCAAGACAATTAGAAATTCAAAGAGCATTCTTGTCATTAAATGCTATGGAAGAGGGCCCAGACCGTGAAGCCAAAAGTGCTGAAATACTTAAAGTAATCGGTGACAGTACAATTGATGTATTGGTTAACGTTATTGAATACATAGCTACACCCGAAGTAGTAGTAAGTGAAAAAGCCTATATTAAAGATTTTCTCAATAATACTGATAAGAAAACGTTTGAAATGATTCGTGAAACTAGTATTAAATTAAGAGAAACTACACAAATTAAACCATTACATATTGCATGTTCACACTGTAAACATGAATACGATCAACCATTCACGTTAAACATCACCGATTTTTTCGAATAAAGCTTCTATACCTCGACTCCGAGGGTATCGGGAAGCTTATAGAGGGCATGGAGAAAGACGTTAAGGCTATTAAGAAAAATGCACAACGTATAGCCTGGTATATGCGCGGTGCTGTTTCCTATGAAGATGTATTGAACATGAGCCCGGAAGAACTAGCATCATTAAACGAAATTATTGAAGAAAACCTAGAGACTACCAAGAAGTCTCAAATGCCATTCTTTTAAGAGATTAGCTTCGCTAATCTAAGTCCTTCACACTCATTCGCTATCGCTCATTCGTTTGTTCGGACTTATTCTTATTATAGGATTATATTAACTAATTGCCGATTTGAATCCATGGTAGTGCTATTCAGCACTACCATTGGTAAGTCACTTGCCATGACCGTCACCCATGTTGTCTATTCTCCGATAACTAGCCCTTTTCGCTGTTGATCGCCACCGGTTGCTCTGTAAGGTATAATGAGACTGTAGTGAGATTATTATTTTACAATAATATCTCCGCAACGCATGTTACATAGTCGCAAGACAAAGTTAACTATGTACTCATTCAGGGTTCGCTCCACACGATTGCCCTGTCGGTGTTCCCTAAGATTGCTCTTAGGCATACTCCAGATCCGTCGGCACAGCACTACCTGTACGTCCTCAAGGAGGGCCAACAACTTGGCCGTCGAATTGTAATTAAATGTCTATTGTAAGAATTGTATTGCTGGACGTGGTGTCTGATGTGCCTAAAGTGTTTGTATTACCTGAATATGCCTTAAGTAAATTTTTATTGTGAGCCATAAAATGTTCAAATTCTATTATATACCAATCACCAACTTTCTTACTTGCGTAAAAAATGAAATTGTCAGTGATCCATGTTAAGTGACATTGCACTGCTACATACTTTCCTATTCTATTAAACTTCATAAAAAGTATATTGCAATCACCTACGTCAGCTACGTCAAGTAATTGTTGTAACCAACCGTCTATAACCTTATGTTCACCTGTTAACAACAAGTGAAATGCAAAGTCACTATAAAACTTACATTCTGCATTAAATTTTGGAAAGCTTTCTCCAGGGACGATATCCCCTTTGAAACTGCGAATCTGACCCTCATGTAATATCTGAGTGCGATTCTGATTTTTGCCACCTATATAAGCACCAGATCCGGGCGCACGAATAAAGCTTTCTCCGTATGTTTCACTGAGATACTTAGCAATTTCTCGCTCAAATCCTGATCCTTTAGCTTTTTGTGGTGATGGCATGCTTCTACTTATACAGTTCCTTAATCCTGCAGATTTTTTAATTGTTCTATTGTATCTTTAAATGTTTTATGATGAATTCCTATTCCTCCAGCCTTACGCCAATCTTCTATATTGCTGGTTCTATCATCAATTAATATATCACCTATTTTACAATGTACATGCTTATCCTGACTAAAAGGACCAAAGTGTACAGGTATGTTTGGGAAATGCTTATGTGCCCACATTACCTTATCGTAAAACGACCAATGTAAATCATTGTTCTTTGGCACTGCTGTCAAAAACATTAAGTTATATTTGTTCCACGCAAACTCTCTACAGAAGTCTACAAGTTCATCAGCGTAGGATGTTTTATCTAAATCTCTATACAGTCTTTCATTGTCACGTAGTTTAACCCATTTCTCATCAGGGTAAACCCCTTCACTAGGTGGCGAACGTAAAACTTGATAAGCATACTTGTTAAAGTCTGCAACGACACCATCCATATCTAAATATAATGTTGATTTCATTCTACATCCACCGCTGTATTATAACTTGTAAATCCGTTTTCTTTTACAACCTTCAAGACACTAGGCACACGTCCTGCTAATTCTTCTCTGTGTGATACGAGCCAAATAGATTTTTGTCTACGACGGCTCATGTCTTTAAGAATAGCAATACTATTTTCGACTCCCATAGTGTCAAGACCTGAATCGATCAATTCATCAATGAATAATGCATTGATCGGTGTATATAAGTTCTCCCATACATCACGGAAAGCGAAACTTAATCCTAGTATTAATCTATTGCGTTCACCGCGTGATAGATTGTCAAAGTCTAGTTCACGACCTAATTCTGTAATTTCTACAGTTAAATCATTTAAGAATATAACTTGATGTGGTAGCCCAATCTTGTCAAGATAATGTGTTAATCTTGCATTCAAGTAACTTAGGTTCTGGTCAATAATCTTCTTACGAACAAAACTATCTTTGCTTGTCAATAAATCTAACAAGAACTTTTGATGCTCCATAACTCTAGTAATCTTATTGATTGCATCAAAGTCTATAGTTTGTAGTGCTTGATTTTCCATGTCAGTGATTTGTTCTGCGTATGGATCAGTTTCTTCTGATTTTTTAGCAATCTGCTCTTCCAAACTTGTTATTTTACCTGCATGTTCAAATGCTAATTGTTCAGTATCATAAAAACATTTAGGCATAACACCTACATCGCCTATGTCTGCAATTTGTGTTATTAATTCATCTATTTGACCTGAGGTAGATAATACTTGTAACGCAGCTTCCTGTAACTGCTTTTCTTTGCTAGCAAGAACCTCCTCATGCTTGGCGTCATGCATTGATTGCCCACAAGCATAACATTCATGCTTTCTTAATTTTTCAACTTCAAGATTAAGCTTTTCTAACAATTTGTTTTCTTTAGCCAACGAAAGTTCAGCACTTGTTAACCACTTTTGTTTTTCGGCTTTGTCTTTAACCTTCTCATTATAAGCTGCCAAGTCTTTGTGCGCTTTCAACTCTAAGGCAATGTCAAGCTTTGACAACTCATCATACTTTGTAACCAATGCAGACAAATCTGTTTCATGCTTTTGCTTCCAAAGCGTTTGTCTGCGTCTTAAT